AAACTTATCCACCTATCCTGTCAAGCATTGGAAGCGCGCTGTGGATAAGTCTGTGGATCATGATGAGACAGCAGCCCTTGTAGCCTGCTTGGATCTTGTGATTGCGGTGCCGACGACGGTTGTGCATACCGCAGGTGCGCTGGGCATTGAGACGTGGTGCCTGGTGCCAGACAACCCGCCTTCTTGGAGGTTTCACGTGTCGGGCGAGATGCCGTGGCATGAGACAGTGACATTGCTCAGGAAGTCTGGGCGTTCTTGGGAGAAGTTCATTGAAGCGACGAGTGAGAGGTTGAGACAGTGGAGCCATTAAGAGTGTTTGTTGGGTACGACCAGCGTCAGCCTGTTGCGTACCATGTGTTGTGTCATTCGATCATGGAAAGTGCGTCGGTGCCTGTATCGATCACCCCATTGATCCTGCACCAGTTGCCAATTGACCGGAACGGGCTGACGGACTTTACCTACAGCCGTTATCTGGTGCCGTGGCTGTGCGATTACGTTGGAAAGGCGGTGTTTCTGGACTCAGACATGCTGGTGCTGCATGACATCGCTGATCTGTTCAATGCAGCAGGCAATGATGCGGTGTCGGTCGTGCCGTTCATGGGCAAGTTCAAGTTCGAGCGTCCGAGCGTCATGGTGTTCAACAACGACAAGTGCGAAGTGCTGACGCCAAAGTTCATCAACGATGTGATGAACCCGGTGTCTGACTTGGGTTGGGCAGAAAGTGTCGGGTCTTTGCCGATGGAATGGAACTTCCTTGTCGGTTATTCGACGCCAGAGAGAGAGAAGCCAAAGCTTCTGCACTTCACTCAGGGGATCCCTCTCTACAAAGAGTGTCGTGAGTGCTATGGCGCAGATGAGTGGTTTGCCGACTTTCAGGATATGCAGGACTGCTGTTCATGGCTTGAGATCATGGGTGGTTCTGTTCACATGCAACCAGTACTGAATAGATTGGGGTTCAAATGATCAGCGAAGAGTACAAAGCAGAGCAGCAAAGAATGCACCAGGAGATTCCCGAGTATGGTGTTGCATCGGTGAATTTTGCCCCTGTGGTGTCGAAGATTGTCAATGAACTGGAGATCAAGGACATTCTTGACTTCGGTGCAGGCAAGGGAAGGCTTGCAGATGCGCTGGATATCAATCATCCTGCTACAATGACATTGTACGATCCCGGTATTCCTGGGATTGATGAGCCACCGACCAAGCAGCATGAAATGGTGTGCTGCATTGACGTTCTTGAGCACATTGAGCCTCAGCATCTTGAGGCAGTGCTGGACAAGTTGGCTGAGGTCACTGGGCGGGTTGGATTCTTCACAGTGCATACTGGACCAGCAAAGAAAGTGTTGTCGGATGGACGGAATGCGCACTTGATTCAGGAGGGTGCGCACTGGTGGCTCCCGAAAATTCTGGAGCGTTTTGACCTGCACAGTTTCAACGCTGTGCCCAATGGGTTCATGGTGATTGTATGGCGCTTACAACGTACTTAGGCATCAAAGACGCGATCGAGTCGTGGAGCCACAGAAATGATGTGGCTTCCAGGCTTGATGACTTCATCGACCTTGCGGAAGCGGAGATGTACAAGTATCTCCGCACCCGAGACATGGAAGAACGAAGCAACCTGTCAATCACCACCCGGTATGCGACATTGCCGACAGGCTTTCTGGAAGCCAGACGACTGCGCGTGATCTCAGGTGGAAACTCCTATGACCTGTTGTACTCAACGCCAGAGAGTCTGGAGATTGTCGCAGAGTCTGGCAGGCCAAGACTGTTCACAGTCACCAGCCAGATTGAGTTCGACAGGACACCAGACAGCAGCTACACGGTAGAAGTGCAGTATTACAAGACTCTGACTGCCTTGTCGCAAGCTGCACCCACCAACGCGATCCTGACACGGTTCCCTGACATCTACCTCAACGGTGCGCTCTGGGCGTTGTACCAGTGGGCGCTGCAGGAAGACAAGTCAGAGTTCTACTATGCCAAGTTCATGAAGGCTGTTCAGGGCGCAAACCGCAGTGACCGCAAGGGTCGCCAAGGCCCAGCACCCGCCATGCGGTACGGAGGTGCAACGCCATGATGCGCACAGTGCCATTGGACTTGGTTGGCGAGTCCTACCCAAGCAGATCCAAGCAGATATCCAGCCAGACCTGCGTCAACCTGTATCCAGAGATTAATGATGGCGTGCGGACACCTGCTGCGCTGTATTGCTGGCCTGGGCTGACCAGTTTTGCTACATCTGCTGAGGACGACAGAGGATTGTACGTCTTCAACAATGAGCTGTATCAGGTGGCTGGTCAGAGTCTGCTGAAGATTGCGTCCGATGGCACAGTGACGACTGTTGGCACGGTGCAGGGCTTCGAGCGCTGTGTCTTTGCTGATGACGGGCAGAACCTCGTCATCGCATCGCCTGCCAGGTTGCACATCTACAATGGCACCACTGTCCAGGTTGGTCCTGCTGTCAGTGGGACGACCAGTGTTGCGATGGTGAACAATCGTGCGATCTATGATCGTGGAGGCGGTGTCTGGGCATCTGCCAACGTCTTTGACCCGCTGACCATTGATCCTCAGAACGTGGCAGTGGCTGAGGCGGCTGGTGATGACCTGTTGCGTGTCTTTTCCTTCAATCAGACGCTGTACCTGTGCGGACAGAAGACAATTGAGTCCTGGTACAACTCAGGTGTCGGCAACCCGCCATTTGAAAGAGTGGAAGGCGGGATTATCAACAAGGGTGTTGCAGGTCGCTACGCCATCTGCAATGACGATGAAGTTGCCTATTTCCTTGGTGACGACAGGACTGTCTATGCGCTGGCTGGGTATCAGATCAGATCATTGATGACGCCAGCTATTTCTCATGAGTTCGAGTCGTATTCTGATGTGTCTGATGTCGTGATGTGGACGACGCACATCGAGGGTCAGGACTTCGTGATTCTGGACTTCCCCACTGCGAACAAGACCTGGGGCTTCTCTCGGACAACGAATGCGTGGTTCCAGTTGTCGTCTGGTGATACTGGAGACAAGTGGACTGTCACGTCCTATGCCTACTGCTACGGCAAGCATGTCGTGGCACGTGGAGGCCCAGGAAATTCTTCAATTGCATTGATGTCTGTGGACAGTTATGCCGATGTGACCACCACATCAGTATCAATTGGCAGCACCAGCACCAGCACGCAGTTTGCACTAACAAGCGCTGCAGACATCAACGACGATGACTTGGTGATCTTCAACTGGTCTGACTATTCGGTCGTGCAGGCTGAGAACATTGATTCCGCAGACACGGCAGCGTACTCATTGAAGTTTTCGCCTGATGGGAGTTATCTGGCGGTCTACACCCATGATGGTGATGTGAGAATCCTTGAAACAACAGGCTGGACTGTCGTCAAGACGTTCACAAGTCCTACTGACTATGGAACCTTGCAGTCATTCGTGTGTTTTGCATGGAGTCCAGACAGCC